GAAGTAACAAATGAAAGGATTACACAATAATGTCATCACCTATTGAAAATGCAGTTCTTACAATTGATTCTATGTATCCATGGGCAAAAGAAGTCACGTTAGACAAAGTATTTGCACATGCATTAAAAACCAATTTATTATTGAATCAAGCATTAGTACAAATGGGAAAAGGCAAGGATATTTCAGCTGATATTGTTAACGCCTTTAATATAGAACGTGATGGTGCTCTGACTTCAATTTTAAAAAAATCATCAACTGGATTTGATAAAACTATCAAAGGTATAAGCAGAGACACAAATCCGCTGTCAACTGTTGCTAATATTGCTGAAGACTTTGCATGGGCAGTACAGGAATCCACTGATAACCTTGCCAGAAACAGTATCATAAGCACACTTGCTCCGGTAGTATCCAAGACAGCTATTATAGCAGGAGTAGGAGTTGCAGGAACTTTTACTGTTGCACGAATGATAGCCGAATATGCAACAGAACAAGAAAAATCATTAAGGGCAATGATTGGCTTAGGAATAGTCGCCGGCGATATGAATATGTATACTGATTTTAGAGACTCTGCTGCTTCATTGTCAATGAGTTTTGGATCAATGATAGATACATTGCAAGAATTTAATATGTCTATAGCACGATTGAGCAATAATACAACAACTGGGTATAATAATTTTTTAGACTTTGTTAATAATGTTGATTCTGGAGAAGCTGGAATATCAAATTTTGGTTACACTGGGCAACAGCTTGCTAGAAGATTGTCTGAAGAAGCGCGGGTGCTAACAAGGTCAGGACAAATAGATAGTCTTAATAATTCAGCCAGGGCAAAGATAGCTGATAGTTTTCAAAAAATAACTGCATTTGCTATAGGTATGGCAAATTCTACTGGTATTGAAAGAGACAAATTATTAGAAGCACGTAGTAATGCTCTTAATGAAGTATCTCATATAGTTGCTATTAATAAATTTGCAGGATTATTAATAAACGATGAAAATAAAAATGCAGTAAGACGCAGTGAAATGGCATATGGAGAACTTGCACAAGTAAGCGAAATGCTTGGTCCTGACATGGCAAAGCAATTGCTAGAATGGGTTGATAGAACACAATATGATATTGATGTTAATACAACATCACTGGATAATATTCAACAATCATTACAAAATACTTTAACTTTTCTAGGCCCTGACGCTGTAGGAATATTTGCTAGCATTGTTGAAAAAACAGCATTTGGACATTATGAAAATCCAGGAGAACTGTCATATGACTTCCAGCAAGCATTGACTTATCTTCGTGAATCTCGGCCAGACTTTAGAATAACATTTAATGAAACAACTTCGGCTGCCGGCCACGTGAGAGATATGGCATGGCTAGCTTCTGAAGAATTTATGAATGCATCCAAGTCGCAATTAAACTTTACTCCTGAATTAGTAAACCGCGCAACTGTAACCGCTGGTGCAGTTGTACAAGGAATTGATGATGCACGTGAAGCAATGCTACGTGTATATTCTGATCTGGCTCCAGGGTTTGAGGCAACTGGAAATGTTGCATCTACGTTCGGAAACAAATTGACTGCACTACAAGATATATGGAGTGATATATTTAATGTAACAGAAATAAACGTAACCACACGACAAGATCGAGCTGCACAAGCAAGACAAGATCGTATACAATCTAATAATTTTTTACAAGGTAAAACAGATCTATCGTACGATGATGCAGTAAGATTATCCAGTAGCATGGCTTCACAAACAGGTGTTGTTAGTGGATCAACCCTAGGCTATTCTGGTATATCGTCAACAACATCTGGTGCATCAAGAAGTGGCGGTGGGTATTCGCCCATTAATGTCACTTCAAGTCAACCATGGGCGCAAGACAGGGAATTTTTAGCAGAAGTAGACAGAGTAGCACAGCGTTTTGGGTTTAATCCAAATGCGCTATTAGGACTTATGGCTTCTGAAAGTGGGATAAACCCGCAAGCAAGAAATACAAACGGCGGCGCGACTGGATTAATACAATTTATGCCGTCTACAGCACGTGGGCTAGGGACAACGACTGATCATTTGATTACACTCACCAGAGCACAACAAATGCCTTGGGTAGAAAAGTATTTTGAACCTTATGCTAGTAATTTAGCTGGTGCTAGTGCTGGTAAACTATACGCATATGTATTCCTGCCAGGCAGAGCGCACAGAGACGTATTAACATCACGTGGTGAAAATTACTATAATCAAAACGTTGGATTGGATATGAACCGCGACGGTGCAATAACCATTTCTGACTTAGATCAAAGAGTTGCAAAATCCGCTAGCAGTCGAGGTATTGATTTGTCATCATCCTCTGTTCCAGAAGTACAAATTGAAAATACAACACCTGTCCCTGTCCCTGTCGACATACACCCAACTGATTTTGAACCACCTGATCCAGTAGATAGAACATCAGCACCAGCATTGCCACCACCAGAAGGTGTCGCACCTGTGCGCGAAACGGTTGTTACCCCTATGACGACGGAAGTGCCAGCCGCGCCGAACATGCCAGAGCTAGCGCTAGAGCCAGAGCCAGCATTGGCGCCTGAATCAGCGATACCAAACACTAATGGGACATGGCTAGAAAGATTAATGGATTGGCCTTCTGTTTTTGGTGGAGATGATGAAATATCGGCACCAATACAGCCAACGGCTCCATTATTAGCACCAACAGCAATAGAAGATCCAATAAATACAAATACAATACCAGACACTGCTTTAGATAATGAAACTCTTGAAGATTTGCGCAGCGTTGATGAAGAAATACGCAATACAGCACTCCGAATAACAGACACGATGATTACAAACGAAGCAGTAGAGAGAACAACTAACTAATGGCAGATAGCACAAATAATATTACATTACCTACCGGTGAAACAATTGCTATCCCTGCTTGGGCTAGTGAAACTACACTTCTGGGATTAGTTGCACAAATGCAACTCAGTAATGACATTGATAAAAAACTTGTAGATGTTATTAAAGGAAATGCTGTTGACACCAGCAACATTAGCCAATCTGTCAGAGATGCATTTAAAAAATTAAGAGAACGCCGCCAACAAGATTCTGAAGATGAAAATAAAAGAACAGCGCAGTTAGCAAAATCACTTGCTAAACGAACATCTGATATTGTTGGAAAATTTAGTAATACTGAAGCACCTCTTACTAGTCTAGTCGACGCAGCTAAAACAGCATCTGCTGGTTTTGGAAAATCATTAACTGGGCTGAAAGATGCTGGCGGCAGCATGGGCGCTCTAGGCAAAACACTAAGCAATTGGGCTCCTGGTGTAGAAGCATTGGGCGATGCCGCATTCGCATGGTTGGGTTTTAATGCTGCAAAAATAGAACAATTTGCAAAAGCTCAAGAATCTATGATAAATTCTGGTGTAGTTTTCAATCAAGGCGCCGCTACATACGAGGATCTATATACTACTGCTAGGAAAGGTGGTATTACTTATACTCAATTAGCTGGTATAGCTGGAGAATATGGACAAACACTTCAAATGTTTGGTGGTGGAGTTTCCAGAGGAACACAAGTTTTTGCTGAAATGTTTAAGGAAGTAAACCGCTCAGCAGATTCATTTGGTGACTTTGGTATGAGTAATGAACAAATGGCCAAGGCATTTGCTGACTACATTACAGTAGCACGTAATACTGGTGAAGTCAATAGAAATACAAACAATGCGCAGGTAAAACTACAGAATGGATTCAGAGACTTAATGCTAGAAACTGGTGCATTGGCTAGTTTAACCGGTAAAAGTCGTGATGAATTGCTACAAGCACGTGCCGCTGCACTTAGCGCCCCTCAAATAGCAGCAGCATTACGTAGAATGGAAGAAAATTACGGCGAAGGTGCTAAATTTACTACAGGTGCTAAAGAAGTATTAACCCAGCTAGCATATGGGCAAGAGCAGCTTGGTGGGGTAGGAACAATATTATCAAACGCAATTGGTGCTGCACTAGCCACAACCGCTGATCACATTGAAGATTTCGACGTCAAAGATGCTCTAGTAGGAATGGGCGGCGAAGCGACTACTATGATGCAAGCATTGCAAACATCTGGATCACCAGTACTAGATCAAATTAACGAAGCTATTAGAACTGGACAAGTTGCAGGCAACGACATAAGCAAATTTATTTTAGACGGCATTAGAACAGCAGGGCAAAATACTATTATTATGGCACAAGGCGCTGGAGATGCACTGAGTCCAATTAACCAAGCATTGATTGAATTGAGAACTGCGGGAACATTGCTGGATACTGACATGGGCAACTATTTAAACATGTCCGAAGAACAAACATCTGCTGCACTTAGTCAATATAAGCGTGATATTGAGGAAGCAGGAAAGACTACAGAAGGCTTCAATAACGCTACTATGGCAGTGTTAGCAGTACAGGATGCATTAACTGTTCCACTGGATTTTGCAGGAGACGCAGCAGATGCACTGGGAAGTGCAATGCTAGCTAGTGTGCAAGCGTTTGACAGTCTTTTTGGCGAAAAAACTACAGAAGAAACTCCAATTGCTAGCCCAGTAGATCAAGCTGATATTTCCGCTACGGCTGTCAGAAGTATGGGCGTCGATGGTTTTGATCCCACTGACCCATATAGAGATCCAGCACTTGATAGCATGTACCAAAGTAATGTAATTACTATTCGAAATATTGAACCATTTGATCAAGCTAGATTTGACGAGTTAGGCGGCGAATACGAATGGCAAACACACAGAGAAGCAGCACTTGACGGCCAACAAATATACAAACACCAATCAGGTATCACAATGTATATGCCGCCTGGTAGATTTAGCGGCGGCTCAGTATCTGCAAATACGCCATATATGGTGGGAGAAAATCGTCCAGGTGGATTAGGTGAACTTTTTGTTCCAGACCAGTCTGGATTTATCATGTCACATGAACAAACATCAGAAATGATGCAAAATAGAATTAATACAGTTTTAGGTCTTGCTAATGCATTTAATACACTACAGGGGTCAATACCAAATGTAGAAATAGCTGCAAAACAAATAGTTCAATTAACTGAACTAGCATCAACTATAGGCAACAGTATAGGCAAGATAATAAACTTTGGAGGATCTAGCTCACCAAACAGTACGGTGTTCGACAATGCAACATCGCAAATGCCCGCTGCTAATAATGCAGACCCAATTGGAATTCGTGAATCACAAGCAACTGTCAATAATGCAGACCCAATTGGAATTCGTGAATCACAAGCAACTGTCAATAATGCAGAACCAATTGGAATTCGTGCATCACAAGCAGCACGAATCAATACCGATACAATTGCTGACGCAGCAAAAAGTAATAATACTTCAAGTAATTCATCAATTGATGAACAAGTAAGACAGATAACAGAAATAAAACGTAAAAATCTTGAGATTATGCGAAATCTTGAAGAGATAATAAAACGTTATACTCGACGATCTGATCCTCTGAGAGCATAATTATTTTTTGCTAAATACACTATAATTATAAGGTTAAAGGTATACCACTCATGAGCTGGAAAAAGCATTTTACAAAATATGAATCTAGTAATGGAATTCGGGCCAAAGCAAATAGTTGGCAAAGTTGGCTCCCTGAGGTTTACTCAGGGCAACCAAACCGTGTTGAGCGTTACGCACAGTATGACCAAATGGACATGGACAGTGAAATCAATGCTGCATTAGACACTATTGCTGAATTTTCAACACAATCCAATTCAGAAACCCGCCTGCCTTTTGAAATCAATTATAAAGATGATGCAACTGAAAGCGAAGTAAGTGCTATCACTACAGCATTGAATCAGTGGTGCAATATTAACGATTGGGAACGTAGAGTATTTGGATTGTTCCGATCGTCCATCAAATATGGTGACCAATTCTTTATTCGTGATCCAGAAACATTTAAGTTAATTTGGCTTGATCCTGTTGATGTAAGTAAAGCAATTGTCAACGAAAGCAAGGGCAAAGAAATTGACCAGTATATGGTGAAAAACATCAATCTAAATTTAACCGATTTAGTTACTACTGATACTAAAAAGCTAAACAATATGTCTGGTGTTAGTGCATCAGCATTTACTACAATGCCGTCATCGCAATCAGGAGTTTACCAAGGTGGACTTAGTTCAAACAATACTGAATATGCAGTAGATTCAACACATGTATTACATATTTCATTAACAGATGGCATGAGTGCAAACTGGCCATTTGGTAACAGTATACTGGACAGTATTTTTAAAGTTTATAAACAAAAAGAACTACTGGAAGATAGTATTATTATCTACCGTGTACAACGTGCGCCAGAACGTCGTGTGTTCTATATTGACGTAGGCAACATGCCAGCACACAAAGCAATGGGCTTTGTTGAACGTGTTAAAAATGAAGTACACCAAACACGTATTCCAAGCAAAACTGGCGGCGGCGCAAGTGTAATTGATGCATCATATAACCCACTAAGTATTATGGAAGACTACTTTTTTGCTCAAACAGCAGAAGGTCGTGGTTCAAAAGTTGAAGTATTGCCAGGTGGTGACAACTTAGGTGATATTGATGATTTAAAATATTTCAACAATAAGTTGATGCGTGGATTACGTATTCCAAGCAGTTATTTGCCAACTGGTCCAGAAGATGGTACTACCACTTATCAGGACGGGAAAATGGGTGCTGCGCTTATTCAAGAATTCCGGTTCAGTAAATATTGTGAACGCCTGCAATTAGTCCTACAGCCAAGTCTAGACAAAGAATTTAAACGTTTCTTAAAGCACAAAGGTATTGAAATTCCAAGCAGTCTTTTTGACTTACACTTTACTGAGCCACAGAGCTTTAGTAAGTACCGTGAGGTTGAAATCGAATCAGCACGTGCTAGTGTATTTGGTAGCTTGGAAGGCGTAAGTTATCTAAGCCGTAGATTCCTAATGAGTAAATATTTAGGATTAAACGAAAATGAGATTAAAGAAAACGAACGTATGTGGCGTGAAGAAGCTTCAGCTGACGCCTCCGGTTCAGAAACTTTTGATTCCAAAGGAGAATTAGGCGGCTTGGGTGTCCGAGCCGGTGACGTAGAGGGCTTTGAACCAACAGAACTTGACACTGGTGAAGAAGATCTTGGCGGCGACTTAGATATTGAAGCAGGCGGTGAATCACCACTTGGCGGCACCACAGGGGGAGCAGAAAATGAGATTTAAAGAAGTAGATAACGGAACACGAAAAGCAGAAAATGACAAATATGGAAGTTGGGAAATTGATGATACCCGACGTCCGCGGTTAACACTGCGACATATTAATAAAATGAGAAATAGTCGCGAAATGAAACGCGCTGAACATAATCGCGAAGTCGAGCAATATCGCGATATGTATACCCCCAATGATGGCGGTTAACTACTTATTTTAAGCATAAATTCTAGTAATATAATCAAAACTGCGGTTTAAACTGCGTTTTGTTATATTCTTGACCAAAGTGTCTTAAATAAGTATGTTATAACCTATATCTAATAGAAGGAGATTTAACAATGAGAGCTCATGACCGATATACTAAGATTATCGAAAGCCTAGTAAATGGTGATTCAGTTTCAGCTGAAGATCTACTACACGAAGCATTTGTTGAGAAAGCCCGCGAGATCTGGAGTGATCTTGTTGAGCAAGATGAAATCGTTGAAGATGACATCGCAGAAGAAGAATTAGACGAAGCATTTGGTGATGAAGAATCAGATGACTTCCTAAACGACATCGAAACATCAGACGACGAAATCGAAGCTGAAGAAGCATTCGGCGAAGCTGAAGATGAAGATGGCGGCGAATTAGATGCAGACCTAGAGCTAGCAGCTGATGACGGTTTCGACACTGACGAAACTGAAACTGAAGATGGCGACGACCGTATTGAAAATGCTATGATGAGTGTTGAAGATGCGTTGTCAGATCTAAAAGCAGAATTTGCAAAGCTAATGGGCGACGACATGAATGACGACATGGACAGTGACGAAGAAGGCGACGAAGAAGGCGCAGACTTTGAAGTTGGCATGGACGACGAGATGTCAGATGACTCAGAGGTTGAAGAAGAATTTACTTTTGAAGCTGAAGAAGACTTAGAAGAAGATGCTGAAGAACTAGATGAATCAGCTGAACTACACAAAGTCGGTGCAGATAAAAAAATCCATCCAGTTGCAATGCCAGCAGGCGATGACGGCAAATCATCACCAGTTAAAGGCAAGCCAGCAATGGGCGGTTCACTACTAAACACAGGCCATGCTAAAGAAGCAGGTCGTCCAGCACCAAAAGTACAAACAATGTCAGGTTTCAAACACCCAGGCGAAGGCGCATCACTAAACACGATGTCCAAAGGCCACGGCGCAGAGAAAAAAGGCCAAGCACCAGCTAAGCCAGGCACTGATTCAATGATTAACAAGGCTCCTAGGTAACATGCATATGCGAACACTTAACGAACAACTTTCATTTGGACAAGCAAGTATCGTAACTGAGGCCGTCGACGACGGTCGCGGCGGTAAAAGCTTGTACATGGAAGGAATTTTCGTTCAGGGTGATAAGCGCAATCAAAACCAAAGAGTTTACCCAGTTAATGAAATTGCAAAGGCAGTTAAATCAATCCAAAGCAAAATCGAAACTGGATATCCAGTTTTGGGCGAGGCAGATCATCCAGAAGATCTACAAGTTAACCTAGACCGTGTAAGCCATATTATCGAAAAAATGTGGATGAACGGGGCAGATGGTTACGGTCGCCTAAAGTTACTGCCAACTCCAATGGGCAATATTTGCCGTACACTATTGGAGAACGGAGTAAAACTTGGCGTGTCAAGTCGTGGTAGCGGCAACGTCAATGAAAGTGGGCAAGTATCAGAGTTTGAAATTCAGACGGTTGATATTGTGGCTAATCCATCAGCACCTGATGCTTATCCGCACCCAATATACGAAGCTATCATGAATGGCAAACGCGGAAATATTCTAATGGACGTTGCTAGCGCATCGACCCCTGATAACGCCGCACAAAAGTACCTGCAAGAAGAGGTATTAAAATTTATAAACAACCTAGACATTAGGAGAAGATAATGGCTCATGCAATCGAACAACTCCTAAGTTCAGAAGTTTTAAGTGAAGAAGTACGTTCAACACTTTCAGAGGCTTGGAATTCCAAGCTAACCGAAGCACGTGAAGAAATCACAGCAGAACTACGTGAAGAATTTGCAAATCGTTATGAATCAGATAAAGAGCAGATGGTGGAAGCACTTGATGCAATGTTATCTGATACGATTAAAGCAGAATTAGTAGAATTTGCTGAAGATAAAAAAGCAGCAGTTTCAGCAAAAGTTGAATATCAGCGTAAGCTAAAAGAACATGCTGTACTTTTAGACCAGTTCGTAATGGAAACTCTAAAAAGAGAAATCGCCGAACTACGTGACGACCGTAAACTTCAAGAATCAAACTTCGTGAAGCTAGAAGACTTCGTAATGGAGCAACTAACTTCAGAACTTAACGAATTCCACCAAGACAAGAAAGAACTTATCGCAGAGAAAGTTCGCTTGGTGAAAGAAGGTAAAGAAATGATTGCTGAAGCTAAACGTGAATTTATACTAAAAGCAAGTGGTAAGCTAGCAAAGATTGTAGAATCAACTCTAAAATCAGAGCTATCAACACTTAAAGAAGACATTCAAACTGCAAAAGAGAATATGTTTGGTCGCAAGCTATTCGAAACTTTCGCAGTTGAATTTATGAGTTCACACCTAGCCGAAGGCACACAAATTTCTAAACTATCACAGGAACTACTAACAGTGAAGTCAGAACTATCTGAATCACAAACTGTAATTTCTGCCAAAGAGGCACTAATTGAAGAAGCACAGAAAAAAGCACGCCGTATTGCAGAATCAAACGAGCGTAAAGAAATAATGGATGAACTTCTAAGCCCTCTATCCAAAGATAAACGTGATTTAATGAAAAACCTACTTGAGTCAGTAGCAACAAGCAAGCTACAGACTGCATATAACAAGTATTTGCCAACAGTGCTTAACGAAACAGTTAAAGCATCAACAGCATCTATCATTAATGAGACTCAGAAGACTGAGATCACAGGTAACAAGGCCCGCACACAGGATACTGAAAGCGAAGCCGAAATTATTAACCTTAAAAAACTAGCTGGTATCAATTAATAAGGAGTATACCAAATGTCACAAAACCTATTTGAAAACTGGGGCGCAGCAAAAGAAGCTCTAACTGATGGTTTGCACGGCAACAAGAAGGTAGTAATGGAAACAGTTCTTGAAAACACAAAGAGCTACCTTTCAGAAGCCGCACTATCAGGCACAACAATGGCAGGAAACATTGCAACACTAAACAAAGTTATCCTACCGGTAATTCGTCGTGTTATGCCAACTGTTATTGCAAACGAACTTGTTGGTGTTCAACCAATGACTGGCCCAGTAGGCCAAATCCACACACTACGTGTGCGTTATTCAGAAACAGCAGCTGGCGTTAACGCTGGTGATGAAGCACTATCACCATTTGCAATCGCAGCAGGCTATTCAGGTGATGCAGCAGCAGCCAAAGCAGTTTCAACTTCATCATTAGAAGCAGCAGCAGGCCGTCGTATGAGTATCCAGGTACTAAAGCAGACTGTTGAAGCTAAAACACGCAAGCTATCAGCACGTTGGACATTCGAAGCAGCACAAGATGCTAATTCAATGCACGGCTTGGACGTAGAAGCAGAAATCATGCAAGCACTTGCACAAGAGATCACTGCTGAAATCGATCAGGAAATCATCAGTTCACTACTTGCTCTTTCAGGTACAGCAACAGATACATACGATCAAGGCAACGTATCAGGTCAAGCAACTTTTGTTGGTGACCAGCATGCTGCTCTAGCAGTTCTAATCAACCGCTCAGCAAACCTAATTGCATCACGTACACGTCGTGGCGCAGGTAACTATGTTGTAGTATCTCCAACAATCCTAACTGTTCTTCAGTCAGCAACTACATCAGCATTTGCTCGCACAACAGAAGGCCCATTCGAAGCACCAACAAATACAAAGTTCGTTGGTACTCTAAACGGCACAATGAAAGTGTTTGTAAACCAGTATGCAGCAGACGATGCAGACATCCTAGTAGGTTATAAGGGCGATGGCGAAATGGACGCAGCAGCATTCTACTGCCCATACATCCCACTTATGTCTTCAGGTACAGTTCTAGACCCACAAACATTCGAGCCAACAGTATCATTCATGACACGTTACGGCTATGTGGAACTAAACAACCAAGCATCATCACTAGGCAACGCAGCAGACTACCTTTCAAAGATCGGTGTCAACGGCGGCGCACTATCATTCCAGTAATTAGTAATTTTTTACAGGAATACAGTATAAGGAAGCAGGGCTTAGGCCCTGCTTTTTTATTATATGTAGCTATAATTTTATAATTATAATTTTAACATAAATACATATGTAGAAATATTTCGGAGAACATTATGGCATCAGTTATCAATCCAGACAATGGAGAATTGAAAATTTTAGGCGCATTGGCAGTTGCCAATGGTTTAACATTATCCGGAAAATTATCAATTGATAATTTATCGGACATTGATCTAAATACCCCAACATACGGCGACGGTGCATTAAATGTATTAGGCGGCGGTTACTTTGGCGGCCATGTATATGTAGGCGGCACCCTTGTTGCAAACGGCGACGTGATCACTCTTGGTAACAGCGGCGGAAGCCTAACACTTAACTCAAACATTAGTAGTGACATATTGCCTGCCTCTACTAGCACTTATGATATTGGATCGCCAACCTCAGAATGGAATTATGCATTCTTTAAAAATGTCGTATTAGATTCAGCTGAAGAATATGTTAATACTAGTATTTCTATTTTACAAGCAGTATCTTATATTAATTCATCCACTAATAACGCCGTCACAATGCTCAATGGACAACATAATGGTCAAATAAAAGTTCTAGTGGCCGTTGAAACGCCTATATCAGCAGTACAAGTAACACCAGATAATTTACTAGGGTTTACTAGTATTATTTTTGATACCGAAGGCCAAACTATCACTTTAATGTATACTTACGCTGGCTGGGCAGTTATTTCTAACCGCGGCGCCAGCTTGGTTATATAATGATAAATATCGACATAGTGAAAATTAAACAAGTACAAGGAATCCATAGCTTTGGCAATTAATATAAATCATAGTAAAAACAAGATTAAGACGGAAGATAAGTTAACTATCGAAGCCGTTAATGAAGTTTCAGTTACTAATACTCGTATTACCGAATTAAATGATCCAATTGCCGACCAAGATGCAGTTAATAAACGATTCCTAGACCAGACACTATTGGCAAGTGTTCAAACAAATACCTTCTTGTATTCAAACTTAACTCCTATGCCCGAGGAAGTTGGCGGATATGAATCTGGTAATACATTCGATAATACTACACTTCAGCAACTTTTCACAAATTTACTTTACCCTTATCAATATCCAAATGTACAAACATTTTTGATGTTGGCTCAACCTACTGTAATTGAAGTAGGTGATATGATAACCGGAGGAAATAAAACATTTTCTTGGACCATTTTAAATGATGAAAATATATCAGCCAATACGGTTGCAATTGAAGATGTGACAAATAATATATTGTACAGTAATATATATAGTAACGATGGTACAGAAATTATTAATATTGGCAATGATATTATTAAAACATCTGCACAAAAAAATACATGGAAAATTTCAGCACAAAATACCAAAGGACAAATTATCTCTAAAACCTTTAGTGTTGATTGGCGCTGGCGAACATATCATGGTGCAAGCGTTTTAGAATCATTAAATGAAACTGAGATTAAGACATTAATATCATCTTCATTAGATCTAAACTTTACAGGAAATAAAGCAGTTGCCAATGAGGGGTATAAATATTTTATATATCCAGTAGCTTTTGGTCTAAAAACAATTTTTCAAGATATATCAAGCGGGTTTGCAGTTGCAATGAATCCCGCAATAACTGTGAATATTACTAATGAGTACGGAATTAATAATGAATATTATGTACACCGAACAACTAACCCCATTGTTAGTTCATTAACGATTGCAGTAAAGTGAGGTATGTGACATGGCATTAATATCAGGTGCAGTAAATATAACAGGTGTTATAGCACCAACAGACACAACTGATGTATATGCAACACATGACAGCATATATGGCAAAGGCGGATATCGTGAAGTTGATAACATAACAGACAGAAATTCTATTACATTAGCCCGCCGTTCAAATGGCATGTTGGTATATGTAAAATCTGAAGATACAGTTTACAAACTATTAAATGGCGTAACAAATGCAAACTGGGTCGAATTTGAAATAGATTCAACAGCAGTCAATTATGATAATTCAAATAGTGTTTTAACTTCAGATAATATCCAGGACGCAGTTGATGAACTATCAGCAAGCGTACATACTTTTAAAACTAAATCAGTAACTTACGACCTATCTGGCGGCGCTACTGGTACAGTTACGGTAACACAGGGCGATGACGTAAATATTGATATCACTGTTGAGTATGCTGAAAATAGTTTTTCAGTAGGTCCGACAGAAAAAACAGCAGTACTGCATTCATTTGTAACTGGTAAATACAATATAGCAAAAGAAGACTCAATTGTTGAAGTTGGCATCGGCGACGATTCACTAAACAAGCGAAATGCTTTTGAAATATCCGAGACAGGCGTCGTAAGTGCCCCTGCGATGGAAAATAGTATGATAACACAGGATGGTAATTTAACTACCAAGAGGTATATAGATTATCTTATTATTGACTGTGGTATCTATGATACTTAATTAAAGGAGAGCGTGATGACGCAAACAATTAAATTAAAACGCGGTTTAGAATCAAACCGTACGAGTATTACACCAGTCGCTGGTGAACTTGTATACACAACAGATAATTTGGAAATTTTCTTTGGTAATGGCGCTCTTGCTGGCGGTAGTGAAATCGGTTACCTTAACACACGTACTGGTGGCCAGGTAAACGGCAAAACTAGTATTAATTCTGCAGTTACTATTGCTGCTGGAAGTGATTCAGTAAACGTATTTGAAGTACTAGATTCAGCTGGTGCTGGTCTATTTGAAGTTACTGAATCTGGCAATGCTATCATTGGCGGTAAGCTAACAGTTAATGGCACTGGACAATCAAGTTTTGCTGGCGATGTTCTAATTGGTGGATCGCTAACTGTAAATGGTGATGCAACTGTTGCAGTTGACTTGGCCGCAGATACTCTAGTGATAACAGGAGACCTTAATGTAAATGGTAACACATATTTAGGTAACGAAGCAACAGATACAATTTCACTAACTGGTGGTGTAATCACAGACATATTGCCAAGTACTGATAATACATACGATCTTGGTTCAGCTGCACAATCATGGGCCGAACTATGGGCAGGTAACATTGAGTCAACCCTAGCTAAAACATCAATCACAGGCACAGTTGGCAAAGCAGCAGGTACTGGCGAAGTACTATTTGAAGTTGTTGACGTAAACGATGTTAACTTACTCAGCGTAAAAGACAATGGTGATGTAACTGTTGCTGGTACATTAACTGTAAATGGTACACAGTCAGCATTTGACGGCGATGTAACTGTCACAGGTAACCTAACAGTTAACGGTACAACTACTACAGTTAACTCAAACGAAGTCAATATTGGTGACTCAATCATCCTTCTAAACAGTAATGAAATTCTTGCACCAACACAAAACGGCGGTATTGAAATTGAGCGCGGCACTGATGATAACGTTTCTATCTTCTGGAACGAAGCAGCAGATGCTTGGTATATTACAAAAGACACAAATGATGTAGTAAGTAATGTACGTATTCTAGATACTGACGACCTTGCAGATTTGCAAAACGCATTAGGTACTACAAATCTTGGCGATCTTGCAGATGTCACATTGACAACTATTTCAGAATCAGACATGATTATGTGGTCAGGTTCTGAGTGGGTAAACTCAAGCACCATCGATGGCGGCACTTTCTAAGCTAAATAAAATTAAGTACGTAGATATTAGTCATAGTCTGGGATGCATCCCAGACTATTGATTAAAAATATTATATACTCAACACTGAGAGAAGTTATACATGTCGCAGAAAATTAGATTAAAACGAACAGAAATTTCTGGAAAAACTGCCGTTGATGCAGACTTGCTTGCTGGCGAACTTGCTATGAATACTATTGATGGATTGCTTTGGGGCAAAGGACACGAACTATTTGAAATTATTACTGAAAAAAGAGTATATAGTCCAGTAACTGATATTAATAAAGTAGTAACTGAAGCCGAATTAGATACGTTAGTAACTGATTATCAACTTAATAATGTAGTAACTTACGACCAAAACACGTTGCCAGTACCACAAACCTTTGTTGGTGATGGTGAGACAACAGCATATCTATTAGCAACTGTTCCTGCGTCTAGTGATGCAGTAGATGTTTATGTGAATGATGTATTACAAAGACCAGGTGAAGTTTTTTATCTAGATGGCGCGAATTTAGTATTTTTGGAAACGCCGCCATCTGATACTGACATATACGTAAAACATCGTTATCCATTCGCAAGTATTGTTGACAATCCTAACAAAAGTATTGAAAATCGCCATCTAAATTTAGTATACAATAGTAATCAGTATACAAACGATGGGACTGAAACCGTTTATGGCATTGAAGCAGGACATTCTGTTAATGATGTATTGGTAATTATAAACGGATTAATACTACCGCCGTATGCGTATAGCATAGTGGATACAACTCTTACCTTGGATACTGCTCCAATGGTAGGATCGATTATAGATTTTAGATACCTTCCAGTCTAATATATACCAAGCAGTTAATACTAACAGCATCTATTATAAATATTTGCAGCTAACTCCCTGAGTTAGCTAACTTGTTTTGACCACATAGTGGAACGGGCATGAAAGTCCACTCTTTACGTGGATAATCAATATATTGATCAATATGGAGAAAAATCAAATGGCTTTTAGACAAATTAAGTCAGCAGCGCTAGCTAATCAAGCAGTCATCAACAGTAAACTATCAGTTACGGCAATTACAGGCCAGAACGCTAAGAACTCAACAGCACTAACAGGTACACTGCTATTAGCTGACATTGAGACAGGTAGTCTTGCAAAGATCACCGCGGGCGCACTGATCGGTTCATTTACAACCGACAACCTAGCAGAAGGTTCAAACCTTTACTTCTCAGATGCACGTGCGCAAGCCGCAGTTGCAACTGACATTTCAGATGCTGTATCAGCAGAAGCAGCATTACGTGTTGCAGCAGACGCAGCACTAAACACTGCTATTTCCAATGAAATAGCAGCACGTACATCAGCTGATACGACACTACAGTCAAACATTAGCGCAGAGGCAACTGCACGTGCAGGCGCCGACACAGTTTTACGTACAGATTTCGAAGCAGCTGACGCTGGTCTACAAACACAGATCAACAACATTATCAGCAACACTGATCCAGCCGCACTAGATTCACTAGCTGAAATCGTTGCTGCATACCAAGAAGCAGACGATGTATTTACAGCAGCGATTACATCAAACGCAACTGCTATCTCAGCAGAGACAGTAGCTCGCATTAGTGCTGTCAATGCTCTACAAGCAAGCATCGATTCAGAAGCATCTGCACGTTCAGCATCTGACATTACACTACAGGATAACGTCGATGCAGAAGAAGCAGCACGTATTGCAGCAGATGGTGTTATAACTACAAACCTATCAGCAGAAGTAACACGTGCATCAGGCGTTGAAACAGGCCTGGACACACGTCTAACAACAGCAGAAGCAGACATTGACGCTCTAGAAGTAGATCTAGCAGCAGAAGTAACACGTGCAACAACAGCAGAAGCAGCAAACGCTGGTAACATTACTGCTGAAATTTCAGCACGTGCCGTTGCAGATACTGCTGTTCGTGCAGAATTTGCATCAGCAGATGCATTACTAGACTCATCACTAAAATCATATGCTGATCAAGCTGAACTAGATGCAATTGCATCAGCTGAATCATACACAGACGGTGAAATTGTTACACTAGGTGCTGCACAAACGCTATACACAGACGGTGAAATTGCTACACTAGATGCTGCACTGAAGCTATATGCAGATACAGCAGAAGCAGATGCAAAATCACACAGTGATTCACAAGATGTTGCACAAACATCAGCAATCACAACAGCATACCAAATATATGCAGACCAAGCAGAAGTAGATGCAAAAGCATATACAGATACTCGTGAAGTTGCAATTACAACAGCATATGAACTAGCAGACGCTAACCTACAGTCACAGATCGACTTTATTGTTTCAAACACAGATGAGGTAGCACTAGACTCACTAACAGAGATTGTTACAGCATTCCAAGCAGCAGACTCATCTCTACTAGGTACAATCACTGCTAACACAACTGCAATCAATAGCGAAGCAGCATCACGCGCCGCAGCTGATTCAACACTAACAGCAAACCTAGCTACAGAAGTATCAACACGTACAACAGCAGATGCAACTCTACAAACAAACATCAACGCTGAAGCAACTACACGTGGAACAGCAGACACTGCACTACAAACAAACATCACTTCAGAAGCAACAACCCGTGCAGCAAATGACGTTGTACTACAAGGCAACATCGACGCAGAAGAAGCAGCACGTATTGCAGCAGACTCAGCACTAAGTGGCCGTACAACTACACTAGAAGGTGATATGGACATTGTTGAATCAGGACTAGCATCTGAAATCACATCACGTACAAACGCTGACAACACACTACAGTCAAACATCAACGCAGAAGCATCAGCACGTACAAGTGCAGATACTTCACTAAACTTAGCAGTTACCTCACTAGATGGCCGTGTAACAACTAACGAAGGTGATGTTGCTCAACTAGAGCTAGATCTGGCTCAAGAAGTTGCAGACCGTGGTGCAGCAGATACAACTCTACAAACAAACATCACTTCAGAAGCAACTACACGTTCAGCAGCTGATGTTGCACTTCAAAACAATATCAATGCAGAAGCAACTGCACGTTCAAATGCAGATGCACAATTGCAAACTGCTATCAATGCAGAAGCAACAGCACGTATTGCAGCAGATGGTGTTATAACAACAAACGTTACAACAAACGCAGAAAACATTGCTAACAACACTGCAAATCTAACAATTGAGAGTTCAGCACGTATTGCAGCAGACTCAGCACTAGACACCCGTCTAACAACCGCAGAAGGTGACATTGATGCAAATACACTTGCTATTGATGCAGAAGCAGTAACTGCTCGTGCAGCAGAACTAGCAAACGCAACAGCAATTGCTGACGAAGAAACTCGTGCAACAGCAGCTGAAGGTGTTCTAAGTGCAAGTATCACAGCAGAAGCAACAACTGCTCGTGCAGCAGAACTAGCAAATGCAAACGCAATTGACGCAGAAGAAGCAGCACGTATTGCAGCAGATGGTGTTCTAACTACAAACCTATCAGCAGAAGTAACACGTGCAACAACAGCAGAAGCAGCAAACGCAACAGCAATTGCTGACGAAGAAACTCGTGCAACAGCAGCTGAAGGTGTTCTACAAACAAACATCACAGCAGAAGCAACAACTGCTCGTGCAGCAGAAGGTGTTCTAACTACAAACCTAGCAGCAGAAGTAACACGTGCATCTGGTATAGAAGCAGGCCTACGTACAGATGTTGATGCAGGCGCAGCAGCACTCACAACAGAAGCCGCAGCACGTGTATCAGGTGATGCAGCGTCACTAGCTAGTGCGCAAACATACACTGATTCAGCAATCACTAACCTAGTTAACGGTGCAGACGCAGCACTAGACACACTAAAAGAGATTGGTGACGCATATGCAGCAGCAGATAGTAATCTACAATCATTAATCACTTCAAACAGTACACGTGTAACAACACTAGAAGGTGAAATGAATACAGCAGAAGGCCGCCTAGATACAGCAGAATCAGACATTGTATCACTAGAAGGTCGTACGGACACAACCGAAGCAAACATTGCTACAAACGTAACAGCAATTTCCGCAGAGACAACCCGTGCAACAACAGCTGAAGGTACTCTAACTTCAAACCTATCAGCAGAAGTAACACGTGCAACAACAGCTGAAGGTACTCTAACTTCAAACCTAGCAGCAGAAACAGCGGCACGTATTGCAGCAGACTCAGCACTAACAGCAGCACTACAAACATATGCAGATACAGCAGAAACAGATGCTAATGCATTCTCAACACTTGCAATTGCTGACGAAGAAGCAGCACGTATTGCAGCAGATGGTGTTCTAAGTGCAAGTATCACAGCAGAAGCAACAACTGCTCGTGCAGCAGAACTAGCAAATGCAACAGCAATTACCGCAGAAGCAACAACTGCTCGTGCGGCAGAAGGTGTTCTAACTACAAACCTAGCAGCAGAAGCAACAACTGCTCGTGCAGCAGAACTAGCAAATGCAAACGCAATTGACGCAGAAGAAGCAGCACGTATTGCAGCAGATGGTGTTATAACTACAAACCTAGCATCAGAAGCAGCAACACGCCTAGCAGCAGATGGTGTTCTAACTACAAACCTAGCATCAGAAGTAACACGTGCAACAGCAGCTGAAAGTACTTTAACTACAAACCTAGCAGCAGAAGTAACACGTGCATCAGCAGCAGAAGCAGCAAACGCAACAGCTATTGCTAACGAAATCACAGCACGTGAAACAGCAATCTCAGCAGAGCACCAGCACCACATCGACGGTGACGCAGCAACACTAACAAGTGCAACAGCGTATACTGATACACGTGAGCTAGCGATTACAACAGCTTATGAAGCATATGCAGATCAAGTTGAAGTAGACGCGAACGGATATACTGATACATCAGTAGCATCAGAAGCAGCACTACGTTCAGCAGCAGACGGTGTACTACAAACAAACATCAACAACGAAGCAACAACACGTGCAACAGCAGATACAAACCTACAGAATGCTATCAACGCTGAAGCAACAACACGCGCAAACGCTGATTCAGCACTAGACGGCCGTGTAACAGTTGTAGAAACAGAGATGACAGCAACACAAACAGGTGCAGGCCTAGGTGTTGATGGTGTATATACTGTAAATGGTGATGCAAACTATATCGCCGCAGCTACATCACTAAAAGATGCAGACAACAAGCTAGATGCAGCATTAAAAGCTGAAGAAGTAGCTCGTGTTGCAGCAGATAGTGCAAATGCAACAGCTATTGCAAACGAAGTAACTCGCGCATCTGGTGTAGAAGCAACATTGTCAACAGCTATTACAACAGAGCAGACAACACGTGCAAGCGCTGATACAGCACTATCAGGTAGTATCCAAACTGTATCTAACAGTCTAGCACAAGAGCTACTAGACCGTGCAGCAGCAGATCTTAACCTACAGGGCCAGATCGACTTTATCGTGTCAAACACAGATGCAGCATCATTAGACTCACTAACAGAAATTGTTGCAGCATTCCAGACAGCAGATGGTGATCTACTAACAACTGTATCATCAAACACATCTGCTATTAGTTCAGAAGTAACACGTGCAACAACAGCTGAAGGTGTTCTACAAACAGGCATCAATTCAGAAGCATCTGCACGTTCAGCAGCTGACATCACACTACAATCAGCTATTGATTCAATGGCCACAGCATACGAAGCAGCAGATATTCTACTACAGACAAATATCGATGGCAAGGTTGCTAAGTCAGGTGATACAATGAGTGGCGTACTAAACATGGGTTCAAATGTAATCACAGGTTTATCAAGTCCAGTAGTTAATTCTGATGCAGTTAACTTAGGTTATCTAAATACAGCATTATCAGCTTACGACCTAAGTAACTTCACAACAAACGATCTAGCAGAAGGCACTGGAGGCAGCGCTAATCTATATTACACAGACGAGCGTGTACGTGCCGCAGTTTCAGCAGCAGGCGATCTAAGTTATGATTCTGCAACAGGTGTATTCAGTGTAGACACATCAAAAGCACTACTAGATCTAACAGACTATGTAGGTACAGCAACTGATTTCACAGTAATGAATGGTTATGTCCTAGCTGTTAAGTCAGATGGTTCAGGCGTTGAACTAGTAGATCCAACAACACTAGCATTTGCACAGTCATACCGTCAAACAATCAACGGTGACAATGCGCAAGTAACATTTGCTCTAGACTTCTACGCAACAAGTGTTAACGCTATGGTATTCGTTGGTGGTGTTATCCAAGACCCGGCAACACACTATGACATTAACAGTGAAGAACAGACGATCACATTTGTTGAAGCAATCCCAACTGGTACACAAGCAGTTATTGTTGCTAACTCATCAACAAACGTTGCATATATCGATACTGGTTCAGTTACAGCTGATAAACTAGCATCAAATGTCAAGCCGTTTGTTAAAGGTCTAGCTACTACATCTGGAACCGGTGGTTCAGTAGTTGACTTCTTCGACGGTTCAGTATATCGTACTGCTAAGTTCATCATCCAAGTTGATAACGGCGCTGGCGAATATGAATCACGTGAAGCATTAGTTACACACAATGGTACAACAGCATTTATTACAGAATATGCAATCGTTTACACAGGCGCAAGTCTGCTAGGTGATGCAAGTGTTCAAATGAATGGCACAAATGTTGAACTAGTGTACGCAACAACTTCAGGCACAGCTTCAGTAGCAGTTACAGCCACTTACTTGTAATTTTATTGAACTGACAGACTTGGGCGGAGACTTTAGGGTTTCCGCCCTTTTTCTTTGAATAACATAAAATACTAACATAATAAATAAACTATTTTAAAAGCAGTTAATGACAGTCTACATTGCTTAAATATTACTGGAAACTAGAAGTTTCTCTTTTTTCGCGAAAAAAAGGAAATACTATGGCACAAAGAAAATTTATTATTGACGGTGGCTTTACTACTAACGCAGATAGTGATATCACTGGTAACCTGATAATATCAGGTAATATACTCCCAACAATCAACTCAGATGGTTTTGTTGGTTACGATTTAGGTAGCCCAGACTTCAAATGGCGCGACTTATTTTTGTCACAAGGTTCATTATATATTGACGGACAAAAAGTATTGCAGTCAGACGCTGGAACAATCGTCATCTCTGCAGATATTGATCAGTCATTATTGACAAAAACAACAGGTTCTGGTGTCCTGACATTCCAATCACCAAATCCAATTGCAATTTCAGGTACTTTGCAAATGGGTACAAACAAGCGAATCACTTCAGCTGATGGGCTAGCGGTTGTTTTTGGTGATAAGATTGACATGGATGCTAATCAGATCATCAACGTTGGCGCGCCAACACTAGCAACACATGTAACAACAAAAGGTTACGTTGATCAATCTATTGCTAACGTAATTAACGGCGCAGTTGGTGCACTAGATACACTAAACGAACTAGCACAGGCTCTAGGTAACGACGCTAATTTTGCGTCAACAGTTACAAACAGTTTAGCTCTAAAAGCAGCTTCAACATATGTTGACTCACAAGACTCTGCAACACTGGCAGCAGCAAAGGCATACTCAGACGGCCTAGCATTTGGCACAGGTTCAGATCTGAGTGCAGTAGAATCGCGTGTTTCAACTCTAGAAATTGAAATGAATTCAGCTGAAGGTCGCCTAGAAGTCAATGAAGGCGATGTTACTGCACTGCAATCTGACCTATCTACAGAATCAGCAGCACGTGAAGGTGGCGATGCAGATACACTAGCAAGTGCAAAAACATACACTGATGGTCGTGAAGTAGCTATCACATCTGCATATACTACAGCTATCACAACAGCAGTAGAAGCAAAAAATGAGATTAATGAACTTTCTGACGTTAATATCACATCAGTAACAAATGGTCAATTCCTACGTTACGACTTGGGTGCGCAAAAGTGGATTAACGTAACAGCAAACACAACTATGATTGCTGAAGGAGTAAAGCTATTTTTTACTGAAGCACGTGCGCAAGCCGCAGTTGCAGCAGACATTGCTTCAGCAGTTGCAGCAGAAGCAAGTGATCGTTCAACAGCAGACGCTAACCTACAGTCACAAATTGACTTTATTACTACAAATATTGACCCAGCCGCAATCGATTCTCTAACAGAGATTGTTGCAGCATTCCAAACAGCAGACGGTGATCTACTAACAACTGTAACCTCAAACACTTCAGCAATCAATGCAGAAGTAACACGTGCAACTGGTGCAGATACAACACTACAATCAAACATTGATACAGTAGCAGGTGACTTGGCGACTGAAGTAACACGTGCAACTGGTGCAGAGTCAGATCTACAGGATGCAATTGACGTTGTTTCAGCTGGTCTAGCAACTGAAGCAAGTACACGTTCAAGTGCAGATACAACACTGCAAGGCAATATTGATACACTATCAGCAAGTCTAGCAAGTGAAGCATCAACACGTGCAAGTGCAGATACAACACTACAAGGCAATATTGATACAGTAGCAAGTGATCTAGCAACTGAAGCAACTGCTCGTTTAACTGCGGACGCTACACTACAAGGCAACATCGATGCCGAAGCAACACGTGCAACAACAGCTGAAGGTATTTTAACTACAAACCTAGCAGCAGAAGTAACACGTGCAACAACAGCAGAAGGTGTTCTAACAGCAAATCTAGCATCAGAATTAACTGCACGCGCTACAGGCGATACAAGTACACTGACTTCAGCACAAAGCTATACCGATACAGCAATTAACAATCTAGTAAATGGCGCAGCATCGGCATATGATACTCTCAAAGAGATTCATGATGCTATGGCAACAGACGCTGAGTTAGCAGCAGCAATTGCTGGTCTAACAAACGTTGCAACAGCAAATAAGTGGACAACAGCTCGCACACTGTCTCTAAGCGGTGATGCAAGCGGTTCAGTTTCAATTGATGGTTCTGCAAACGCAACAATATCAGTAACAATTGCAGATGATTCACACAATCATACAATTGCTAACGTTGATGGTCTACAGACAGCACTAGATGCAAAAGCAGACGATGCAACAACATTTACTGCTGGCACAGGTCTAACAGGTGGCGGTACACTAGCTACAGACAGAACATTTAATGTTGGCGCAGGCTACGGTATCAGTGTAGCAGCGGACAGTGTGGCAGTTAATACAACTACACTAGATGCACGTTATGTTCAACCAGCTGATTTAGCAAACTTCCACAGTAGTGCAACATCAATCACTAGTGGACAAGCAGCAGCAAACGCAACTGGAACTATTGCACTAACATTTAGTGAACTAAGCGGTGCAGTACATTACAGCGTATACCTAAACCGTATACTTCTACGTCCAGGTGAATATAGTATAAGTGGAACAACTGTAACTATGTCACAAGCACTTCTTGCAACAGACGACGAAATTGAAGTAACAGGTCTAAAAATAGTATAATTCAACTAGCCAACGGTGGGGGGTGACATCCCCCCACTTAGTCAAAATTAACTAAGTTAATAGAGACAGTGGCGTACCAGAGGTATTGCTCCGCGCTAGTTATGCTCAAACAAAGGAGAGCTAAAATGTCAGAACGTCAAATTCGCTATTACGATAGCACCTCAAGTACAACAAAAACCGATACCTTCACATTTAATAAAAGTAAAAAATACAAATGGAATAAAGATACTGGTAGTGTTGAAGAAATTACCGATCTAAACCCACTAGCAACAGACGAAATGGTGATTTCTGGTAGCAAGTCATCACTACGTCGACTTGGTGATCTAGAACGCAACATGTCAATTCTAGCTTCCAAATCAGGCATTGCAGGTAAATTAAACAATGATACTGAAACTCTACAACTGTCAGGCGGTACCATCACCGGTAACCTAACAATTTCAGGCAATGTTTATGGTTCTGTTTTTTACGATATAAATAATACAGCGTATTATTCAAATCCAGCCAATACATCAAATTATAACGCACTAACACTTGCTGGTGACTTGACAGTAAACGGTGGTGACATCGTTCTTGGTGGCACTGGCCGCATCCAAGGTATCGATACTGTTTCAGCAGCAACAGACGCAGCCTCAAAAGGCTATGTTGACACAGCAGTTGCAAACCTAGTTTCAGCAGCACCAACAACGCTAGATACATTAAATGAACTAGCGGCAGCTCTAGGTGATGATCCAAACTTTGCTACTTCTGTTGCATCTAGTATTGCGACTAAGGTTTCAATTGGTGCTGCTGAGTACTTAAAAGGTGCTACAGTAAGTAACGATACCATCACATTCACACGTGGTGATAACACTACTTTCGCAATAACAACTAGCGATGCTAACTCAAACAACTACCTAACTGGCTTTTCATTCAACATTGCTGATGGTTTATTGAGTGCTACACGTACAGGTTTGGCGGATGTAACTGTTGACCTAGACGGTCGTTACCAGTTAGCTGGTTCTTACCAACCTGCTGGTTCTTACTTGACTACAACTGGCAAGGCTGCTGACAGTAACTTGCTGGATGGCATTGATAGTAGTTCGTTCCTGCGTTCAGATGTGGCTAGTACATCAACTAGCACTGTAAACGCTGCCACATTCAACGCTACCTCAACTGCTGGTGGCGGCTTCCAAGGCATTGACGCTGACACTGCAACAGCACCTTCTTTCACTTGGACTGCTGATCTCAACACAGGCATCTACAGACCAGCGGCTGACCAACTTGGCATTACTACTGGCGGCGCCGCGAGGGGTGTATTTTCTGCTACAGGGTTATCCGTTACTGGTTCGATAACAGCAACTGGCGATGTAACTGCTTACTCAGATGAACGTCTAAAAGACAACATTGTAACTATTGGCAACGCAGTTGAAAAGGTATCTGCACTACGCGGTGTAACATTCACACGTAAAGAAGACGGACTAGCATCAACAGGTCTAATTGCGCAAGATGTTCACGCAGCCCTACCTGAAGCAGTTTTAACTGATGAAGATGGAATGCTGTCAGTTAAATATGGTAACTTAGTTGGTTTACTAGTAGAAGCCATTAAAGAACTAAAGGCAGAAATCGAAGAACTAAAAAACAAATAATCACTATCCAAAGTGAAAAAATAACAATAAACTAGAGGGGCGGCGACGCCCCTCTTTTTTATATTATAAATAAATGTATGGACATTGTCAAGCACATAGACACAATAAATGTTGAGAGAAAAATCAATCTGGCTATAGAACAGCTATCATTGGAATGGATACCATTTGATAATCTGTGGGTAACGCCACATCAAGTAAAAACATTTGATATTGCTCATGTAAACGAAATATTAGAAAACTATCACCCAGCATTGTTACGATCCAGCAGTGTAGCACGTATAGGTGATAAAAATATTCTCTGGGATGGGCAACATAGCGCAACAGCAAACTGGATAAGCGGTATGGATAGTGTACCTTGTCTAGTGTACAAATGCGATAATATGGATTTTAAAAGTGTTCCGAGTATTGAAAAATTTGATACTGCACAGTTAGCGGAGTTGATGTTGTCACTGATAACTGAACACTCACTAACAAGTATCCAACAACTTGCTTCATTTATAAAAATACCAGATAATTTTAAGAACCGATAAATACAAATAGATAATTAAGTCCGCAGAGGAGAAAATTGCATGGCCTTCCGTAAACTAGATTTACAAATGACTAAATCTGAAGTTGTTAACTTCAGCGACGCCGTTATGGTGTTAGCAAAAGATAATACTAGTCCAAACGTTGATATTGGTATAATGGGCCGTATTGGTCCAAATACATACGCAGGATTAGTTAGAGACGGAACCACCGGCAAATTTTTCCTTATTGACAACTATGCTCTCGGTGCAACAATAACATCTGATTCAATTACAGAAGCAAACATTAATGCACATGCAACACTTGAGTTAGACAACTTGATCGCAAAAAGTGACGTTGTTACATATTCAGATATACGGTTTAAACATAATGTAGTCACAATTGACAATGCGTTAGAAAAAGTAAATGCAATGCGTGGTGTTGAGTACGAAAAAGGTGGCAAACAAAATATTGGTGTTATTGCCCAGGAAGTAGAAGTCATCGTTCCAGAAGTAGTTCATACAGATCCAGAAGGAATGAAGTCAGTAGCTTATGGCAACCTCGTAGGGTTACTAATAGAATCTATTAAAGAATTAACAGCCCGTGTAGAATCACTGGAAAAAACAAATTTTGGGTGATTCCAAATAAAATAAATACATAAACAAGCGGAGAAATAAAGTGGCTTTTAAGGTTATAAACAACGAAGTAATTACAGACAGTAGTGTTATCCAGAATACTACTATCGATGAAACAAACGTACTAAACAATGTGTTTAACGTTACTGATGGTACAACTTCTCAACAAATTAACAGAGGGGATACTGTAACATTTACTGCCGGTTCAGGTATTACGATTACACAATCAAGCGGCACTGTAACAATTTCAAGTGACGCAGAAGGTATTGAGGACTTAATCTCTCCGCTACTAGTCCACGCTAACCACACCTATATTGATGCCACTTATGATGACCTTAACGACCAAGTGCTGTTGGCAGTAAACATTACTACAGACGGTGTTGCTGAAGGAACAAATCTTTATTATACAGATGCCAGAGCAGATGCACGTATTGCTCTACAGACTGGAATTTATCTAGACCTGAGTGCCAAAGACACTGACGATTTATCAGAAGGTACTACAAATCTTTACTATACTGACGCACGTGTAGATGCCCGTATACCTACAAACGTAAGTGCGTTCACAAACGATGCAGGATACTTAACAAGTTACACAGATACTAACACGTATTTACAGAGTCTTGGATTCAATACTTCAAATGGTGTATTGACAGCGACACTGACTGATTCTTCAATCGTCACAGTTGACCTAGATGGTAGATATTCAACTACAGATACCACCTATAGTGCAGGAACTGGTTTATCTCTAACAGGTACAACGTTTGCCAACACAGCACCAGATCAGACAGTTGTATTGACAGGAAGTGGCGCTACATCAATAAGTGGCACTTATCCAAACTTTACAATTAGTAGTACTGACACAAATACAACTTATACCGCTGGTAGTGGATTAACACTAGCAGGAACAACATTTAGTCATACTGATACATCAAGTGCTAGCGATTTAACTGCTAGTGCAAGAACATACGTAACAGGTCTAACTTTTGATACTTTTGGACACGTAACAGGATACAGCACTGGTACTGAAACAGTAGTAGATACAGACACAAATACAACATACAGTATTGGTAGTGAAACTGCAACAGGCGGCGTTAATTTAAGATTAACCGGAAGCGATGCAACGACTGATGATGTTAAATTTGCTAATGGTTCTAATATAACAATTACTCGAACAGATGCTAATACAATTACTATTGCAGCGACTGATACTAACACAGATACACTACAAAGTATAGCAGATAATACTAGCGCAGCGGATCGTTTTATAACAATGGTTGCCAACGCAAGCGGCGCCCAGTCTGGTCTTTCAAATGCTGGTTTAAAATATAATACATCAACACAAAAATTAACATTGGGCGGTGATTTAGCAGTCGCCGGCGATGCAACTATTAGCGGCAATTTAACAGTATTGGGTACAACTACTACAGTTGATGTTGCAAGTCTTTCAATTACTGATAACTTGATCTATCTAAACAATGGCGGTACAGCGACTATTACTAATGCTGTTGGTAATGGCACAACTGTAACATACACTGCTGACAATAACTTTAGCACTGGATATACAGTTGATGTAACAGGTGTAAATCCAAGTGCTTACAACGTTACTGATGCAACTATTACAAGTGCCAACGCAACTAGCTTTACAATCAGTAGCAGTGCTACTGGTACATATGTAAGTGGTGGTAGTGCAAGAGCGCACACAAATACAAATGTTGACTTAGGTTGGGCAGGCAGCTATACTGCTGGAAGTTATGCACACGCTGGTCTATTCCGTGATGCTTCTGATGGCATATTTAAAGTATTTGACGGTTATACTCCAGAACCAGATGATTCAATTGATATTGATACAAGCCACGCAAGTTTTAGCCTAGCAGACATGCAAGCCGCTAACTTTATTGGTAGTTTGACAGGAAATGCTGCAACAGCAAGTAAATGGGCAAATACTCGCACTATTACACTAGGTGGCGATCTAACTGGTAACGTAAGCATTGATGGCAGTGCAAACGTAACACTTACTGCAACCATTGCAGCAAATAGTGTTGCGCTAGGTACAGATACAACTGGTAACTATGTAGCAGGATTAACTGCTGGTACTGGCATTGCGGTCACTGGTACTGCTGGTGAAGGTTGGAGCCCAACAGTAACACATAGCAACACAACGAGAACAGACACAACAAGTGCAGGCACACTAACACATGGCGGTACATTTACTGCCGTTGATAGCATAGCATCAAATGCCCTAGGTCACGTTACTGCTATTAATGTTAAAACATTGACAATGCCTTCAGATACTAATACAACATACAGTATTAGTAGTGAAACTGTAGCTGGCGGCGCAAATTTACGACTAACAGGAAGCGATTCGTCAACTGACGATGTTAAAATTGCCAGTGGTACAAACGTAACCGTAACACGTACTGATGCAAATACTATCACAGTTAGTAGTACTGATACAAACACAACCTATAGTGCAGGAACTGGTTTATCTCTAACAGGTACAGTTTTTGCTAACACAGCACCAGATCAGACAGTCGTATTGACAGGAAGTGGTGCTACATCAGTAAGTGGTACATATCCAAACTTTACAATCAGTAGTACTGATACAAATACCGTATACACGCTACCTGCTGCGACATCAACAGTACGCGGCGGCATTGAGTTGTTCAGTGACACTGTTCAATCAGTAGCAGCAACCGCAGTAAGTGCTACAGCAAGTAGAACATACGGTGTACAGGTAAACTCAAGTGGACAAGCAGTAGTTAACGTGCCATGGAGTGATACAAACACAACTTACACCGCAGGAACTGGCTTAACACTATCTGGTACACAATTCATTAACGCAGCACCAGATCAAACTGTTACACTAACAGGAAGTGGGGCTACATCAGTAAGTGGTACATATCCAAACTTTACAATCAGTAGTACTGATACAAATACAACATATGGCGTAGCTACTACAAGTGCAAATGGTCTGATGTCTTCAACAGACAAGAGCAAGCTAAATGGTATCGAGTCAGGGGCAACTGGTGACCAGACTGCGGCTGAAATCCTGACTGCAATCAAGACTGTGGATGGTGCAGGTTCCGGCCTTGACGCCGACCTGTTGGATGGCTTAAGCAGCGCATCTTTCTTGCGGGCTGATGCGAACACTGCGACCACAGGATATTTACAAGCAGAAGGGTTTGTGAACACTGCTGGAGGATCACTTTCTATCTTCAACCCTCATGGCGCAAGCTATGCGACCAACACTGCCACGGTAACTGGCGCTATCAAAATCACTTTGCCGCAATCATGGTCCAATACCATGATGCGAATGACTATTCGTATTTACGAATATGCAACAAATGAAGCGTTTGAGGTTGTTTGTGGTGGCTATAACTATTCGCCAAGTGCATCTTGGGCCAATAGTCCGTTTGCTTATATCATCGGATCGCCAAATGTGAACCGCAACTTCACTGTGCGTCTTGGGCATGATGGCACATATTGCTGCGTTTACATCGGTGAAACAACAAGCACTTGGTCTTATCCACAGGTTGCAGTAACGCATTTTGTTGCTGGTTATAGCAATTACGATGCGGACCAATGGAACGACAACTGGGCTGTTGGTTTTGCAACGACACTTGGGACAATCACAGCCACGATTACCAACTCTGAGATTGGCCGTTATTTGGACGGTAACGTGGTTTGGCATGGCGGTAACGATGGCGCTGGATCAGGCCTAGACGCTGATACACTTGACGGCGTGCAAGGTGCTAGTTTCTTACGCAGCGATGCAACTGATACCGCGAGCGGTGTTATTACATTCAGTAATGCCACAGCATCAACATCAACAACTACTGGCGCAGTGAAGATTACTGGCGGATTAGGTGTTGGCGGAGCAATTTATGCCGGCGGTGATGTTACAGCTTATTCAGACGAACGACTAAAAGACAACATTGAAACAATCACAAATGCAGTAAATAAAGTTGACCAACTACGTGGTGTTACATATACACGTAAAGAAGATGGCATTGCTTCAACTGGTGTTATTGCGCAAGATGTGGAAAAAGTTCTACCACAGGCAGTAACAACTGATGAAGATGGTATGAAGGCCGTTAAGTATGGCAACATGGTTGGTTTGTTGATTGAAGCAATTAAAGAACAAACTGAAACAATTAAGGGTATGCAAGCAGAGATTGCTGAACTTAAGGCTAGACTTAACAACTAAGTTATTGTATAGTAGAAAATAAATAAATATAAAAGTATGCAGAGTTGCATACTTTTGACGCAAAAATTAAATTGAGGAGTCTCATACTATGGCATTACCAGCAACTGGTGCAACAATCACAATGGGTACAGTACGTAACTATTTTGGACTGTCAGGCACAGTAACTTTAAGTGGGTTAGGGGCTTTTATCTCACCAAGTGTAACCACAAATATCAAACTGTCCGCAACATTTGGCGGATGGCAAAACCCTAACGCATTAGGAACAAGTCCATAATTATAACATACCAAGAGCATTGAGAGCATTGTCTTTAAGTTAAGACAATGCTCCTCTCTCATGGTATAAATAAAATTACATAAACATAAAAACTCAATAAATTCACAGGAGAATAATATGAGCATTAGAACACAATTTGAAATTGAAACATTTCTATTAGGAGTACATCCTACTAAATCACGGCAAGCCAAACACCTAATTAACGAATTAAATCAGGCTAGAGCAGAAGACCATCCAGACCTCCCAGTATTACAAGCAGTATATGACGAATTTGCATCAGTAAACGATGTTGACGCACTATTAGCTTCAATTGAATCTGAAGAAGAAGAATACTGGGTCAAACGATTATCACGTCTTGCAGCTATTGACATTTTAACAATCGGAAAAGTGCAACCAGAGCATATGAACTATATGGCTGCACTTAGTGATAATGCCTTTGCGGCATGTGTCAAAGGGGCATCACAGATTGCAAAAACATTAAACTCACAAGTTCGTGACATTGAAGCAGAACTAAGTTCTGAACTTTCAGAATAAGATAACGTATGGTATCGATACCAAATTATCTATATCGTGCAGATAAAACGGCTCGTGTTGCAATATGCGTTCCTGTGCGTGACAATGTGACCGCGGCGTTTTCGTTCAGTCTCGCGATGCTTCTAAAAAAGTGTGGCGAGACTGCTCGCAAAACCTCATTGCATATGGTAATAGGAAGCGAAATAGCAAGTCAACGACAGCAACTAGCAACCGAAGCATTATCTACAGAATGTACGCATATTCTTTGGCTAGACAGCGATATGAGATTTCCTAATACTATCATAGAATCACTACTATTGCATGAAAAGGATATCGTTGCATGTAATTACAGCACTCGAGTAGCGCCACATATTCCAGTGGCCTTCACTAGTAAGCAAGATATGAGTCAAAGACTTTATGATCAAACCGGATTAAATAAAGTAACTGCTGTTGGCATGGGATGCATGTTAGTAAAACGTAATGTGTTTAATGACATGGAACTTCCTTATTTTGGTGTTGAATGGAATCATGACTATACGAGTTTGATTGGTGAAGATTTATTTTTTGCTAACAAGGCAGATAATGCAGGATACGATATTTGGATCGATTCAGATTTAAGTAATAAAATTGCTCATATAGGAACAAGAGCATACACATTGGAGGATGATTGTAAATGATTGATTTAGAAAGATCGGCGATATTTGACTACAAGGGTCAAAATGTAATTACTCCTTGGGATAGACTAAAAAAATATATTTTTCAATCATATCCAATATATAAGACGGACAGGCATATTACCAAAGATGAAGAATTATTGGAAGTAGCCCGTGCGTTTCAAAACCAGTCTGATATGGTTTGGATTGTTAATCAAAATATTAAAATAGTAAATGATTTTCCATGGCATTATCGCCCTAGCGATACCGGTAAAAATTTCATTCACAAATTCCCAAGAGTGACAAGAAGAAGTAAGCGTCCAATGCTTTGGGGAGACGTAAGACTTGTACCAACAGGTGGCGTAGCACACGGCACAGTTAAAAATAAAATTATTGCTACATATCATGAAGCAGACTTTGACATTGTTATGTTGAGCTATCATGAAAGTGAAGCAGACGCAAACTATCTAAGACTGAAGACACGGTTTCCTGATATTAAACACGTTAAAAACGTTAAGGGTATTGCGGAAGCACACCGCGAAGCAGCACGTGTTTCTGAAACTGAAATGGTTTGGATTATTGACGCAGATGCTGATATCTTAGACCATTTCTGCTTTGATTACATCCCGCCAATGGCAAATCGTAAGAATACAACGTACAGTTGGTTTGCACGTAACCTAGTAAACGGCTTAGAATATGGATATGGCGGCATTAAACTATTTCCACGTGAACAACTATTAGAGATGGGTCATGAACTACCAGATTTTAGTACTGGCGCAGCATTTTACCAACCTGTTCGCGATGTTGCTAACATAACTGGCTTTAACAAAGACCCATTCCGTACATGGCGAAGCGCCTTTCGTGAATGTGTTAAACTATCAAGCAAGATTAATCCAAATCAAAAGGATAGTGAATCAGAAGAACGACTTGAAATTTGGTGTACAGTTGACAACGGCGCTCGATTTGGACGTTATTGCATCAAGGGCGCTATTGAAGGTCGCGAATATGGCATTGCCAATAAAGACAATGTCGCGGCACTAAACAAAATTAACGACTTTGAATGGTTGCGCGAACGCTTTGTTGAAAGCATGAAACAGCGTACAGTCAGAACAGATGATTAAAATAAAGAACCCGCCTAGTGCGGGTTTTTTGTTGAAAAAAATTCAAAAAAAGTAAAAAAAGTGTTGACAAACCAAGACACATTGCTTATATTAGTATTGTAGGAAGCAAAAGGAACCTAGCTCATGATGACCTTCGAAGAGATCAGCAAAGACCACTTTATCGCTACCAATAGCATCAAATCAGTTCGTATCTCAAAAGTATACGGCGGTAACTGGATGTTGTTTACTCCTGAAGGTCGGTTGCTTGACGAGTTCACTTCTGCCGGTCCTTTTGTAGAATTTGAAGCTGCTAAACGCAATGCAGAAATGAATGTTGGTATGTATATCAAGTTTGAGGAGACTGTATAATGTCCTACAATAAAGAAGCAGTTGAGAAGGCAATCAAAACTTCTCGAAAGCCTATCTCTGGTAAAGAAGCAAAACTCATTCATGCTCTACTGAAAGGTCGCAAATAATGTATCGTGTAAACTTTAACATGGCTGGCTTCGTGTTTGACGAATATTTTGATGATTACGCTGATGCACAATCGTTTGCAAAAGATCGACAAGCAGTTGGGTTCCAAACCCTAATCACAAAGGTAAAATAACATGGCATATTACGTTCGTGTAGATGGTGAGATTGTATTAATTGCTACATGTTCAAAAAACTTGAAGAAAGTTCATTAGTCAATGAAAAAATCAAAGTCAAAGGCGCGGTTAAGTACGCTTAATTAAAACTATCAAGCCAATTAGAACCATCCACGGCGCAATTGTTATGGATGGTTTTTATTTTCTTTACGATATCTTTATTAAATAATTGTGCCTTTACGCCTGGGTGTAACGGGCGCGGCCAGTTGCCAATCTTTACCCAACAAAATCCATCGCTTTCATTGTTAAGTACTGGTACAAATTCTTCATATATCGTCACAACAAATGTGTTGTATGTGAATTTTCTATCAGGACTAGTAAACTTATTAAGTGGATAAACTTTTTCTACGTTAGGGAGCATACCTATTTCTTCTTCCAGTTCACGTAGAAGTGTCTGGATAGGACGTTCAGCCTTTTCACCCTTCCCGCCAAAGAATCCCCAGGTCCTGGGATGGCTAGATTGATTGCTACGTTGTTGTAACATTACTCTGCCAGTGTCGACAGCTAAGAATATGCACCCGCTAGCTTGCAAATCAATTACCTAAATTTAAATTGTCATAAATCATATTCTTAAATATGTCCCATGTGATAGCTCTATTGGAACGATTTAACGGCATAAACCATTTATGATAAACATGTCCTTGAGAATATGGAAATTCTATATAATCGCCCAAGTCCTGCCTGGCCCAGTAAAATTTAGACATATCTGCCAACAATAATCTAGAATGATGGTTTGTAATTATTTTCGCAGTAATATGAGATAAACTTTCATCAATAATAATTTCAATACCAGGAGTAATATGTATTTCATCAAAATTAATAATTATATCAGACATGCCGAATATAAATCCAGATCTAAGATTTTCACTAACAAATCCCACTGCGTATTCTGGTTTTCTGTAATCTATTGAAGTCTTTGTAACAATAATTTTTTTAATTTTTGGATATTCTTGTTGCATTGCGATTATATGATCATTTATCATAAAGCAGTTAAAATAATCAACGACAGTGTGTACTACCTCGACTGTCGGCATTACCTCATCGATCCACAGCTGGCTGTCGATAAACGCTTCATCATCTCGCCACAACATTTCATGTATGCACATATGACCGTCATATCTTATATTTACTGCGCCGTCTTCGTCTAACCAAGTTGCCATTATAGATAGATCCTCCAGTAACCTGCTTTATATATACCTTCGTAACTGTTGAACCAGTCAGTACCATTCCATTCAAGTTGATCAGCTGATGCAGTATTATAAACAAAATGTTGGGTAGATATGCTAGCTGCATCAAAAATTATAATCCATCCGCTGCCATTGAATTGTATAATATCGTTAGCTTTCCCTGTAGCCGCGCCCCAAGCGCCTGATGTTGGTAAATCCGCTTGCAATAAGTAACTTTGTCCGGCGACTGCATTTGGAACTATACCGTCACCCGGGAAATTTTTAGCAGGATTAATAACTCCAGTAACTGGAGGCAATGAATTGGCAGGCAATGTGTCTATGTCAATGTCAACAACTAAAGCATTTAAATCAGTTGGATGGTAACTTAACCGTCCAATAATATCATTTTCGATATCATCTGGATTGTTTGATTTTCTTAATCTTAGCTGACTAATGCCTTCGCGCAAAGCGCCAAATGGTACTAGTGAATTTTTCCATTCAAGTGTATTGCCATCTACATCAGTTGTTCCACTTGCACTGTTTAGTAAATATGCGTTTCCATCAATATAGCGAAGTTTACGATCTTCAAAAGTAATAACAGTATATTGCAATGATGAAGTATCGAACGGTTCTTGATTTCTAAATGCATCTAAATCAGCATCATCTAAATTATATAGTTGATTGAGTACAGTATGGATTAGCTTTTGCTGTTTAACTTTTGCTGGCGGATTGATCCAGATTGGCATTTCAAATGTAAGCGTAGCCACATCGACAATGTCATCAATATTAGATCCAACACTGCGGCTACTCCAGATAGTATTTGTCATTTCAACATACGCAAGTCTAGACCAGTCAAGCCCATTACTAGTAGTCTGAATATTCAGCGTTGGATTGAAAAGCACTAGAATTTGTTCCAGCAATTGTAATTTTTGATCAGTATTACTTGTCCAAATGTCACAGTTCATTGTTAATTTATATGGAACTGGCATATAACGTTCAACAGTATAAGTTTTACCAACTTCATCCAAATATTTTCCTGTAGCTGGATCTACCTTCTTCTCATATACTGGTACCTTTTCAACATGATCTTGATCCATACGATAAGTTGGGTTCATGTCCAAGCTAGTTACGTAACAACTTACAAACGGAACAGTATTAGTAATGTTCTCGCTGTTCTCTCGCTGAATGTGTGCCGCCATGCGGCTAATATCGCCATAGCGAACTGGTACTTGTTGAAAAATAGGAAATCTATCATCACTTACGCCCATTTGCACATTAAATCCACTAAACAAGCGAATAAACTGCTGTATGTATCTTCTTATCTGTTTGTCGTAAAAGTAATCTGCCATTATTCAAAATCCGTCTTTGGGGTTATAACTTGACTTAGTGGTTGCCGTTCTGGGAACTCTTGATTATCTACAATGGTTGTGTTATTGTTATTAATGAAGCTGCTGGCATTATATGTTCTATCACTCCATGTAGCGGCGCTTACGTTATCATATAGTCTATGCCAACGACTTCCGCGAAAAACAAACATCCTATTAGGGGTAAAGTCTGTTCTTATAAAATAATCGCCATCATTTGTTTCTTGTGGAAACTGGTCACCACTTAGTATTGTTTCGCCGTGTTCATATTCAGTTGTAGTATTATCTGCTACACCAAACAAATGTTCAGCAAGTGGCAACCCAATTGGATCAGCCGCTTCAGCACTTGCAACAATCGCATTGCTAATGTTAATCTCAGTTTTGTAACTGCTAATTTTATTCTTTAAGCTGTCAGGGTCAGATGCAGTACCGAGAATATCAGCATACTCTTGTGTGTCTGTAAGTGGGCTAACCTTAACACGCCAAATATGCGAGTACCAAGTCTGACTAAATCCTTCACTACCACGATTCGCGTCTTGTACTACATAAAACTTGTTGACAGCATCACGATCGTGATTTAATAGTAAGTCATCACGCAAGTGCGGTAATTCAAACACATCACCCGGCATAATCTTACGTCCTAGTTTTTCAATCATATCGTTAATATGAAAAGTGATAAACAACGTGTCGTTTGTCAAAAATAATCCAAATTGACTCAAGTCGAAATCATTATCACTTACATTGTATACCCCGCGCAAGTCGTAAATATCAGGATCATATTTGCGATCGCGATTTTCCATAAACAGCAAGTCCTGTATCTTTGTTTCGTTGATCCAACCTTCTGGATTAATTTCAATGCCAAGAGTCGGGTCGATTTCCAATCCGCTGCCGTAGTTTGGTTCACTAGGATCACCACTATTAAGTGTTTGCTTAGGGCCAAGATATTTATGGATATGAACAGCCGTTCCACCTATATCAAATTGCTCGCGAATATTTCTATCCATGAACTTGTAATCATTGCCCTTGTATGGTTTGTAGAGACTAAGTCGTGGCATATATTTTTCCTCTTATATCGTATTTAGCTATTGACACGCGTTACACAATGTATTATAGTAAGTTGTAAACAGAAACTTTGGAGACTACTGAAATGGCTAAAGGTATTGGCGTTAAAATTCCTAAGAAAAAACCACGTGCTAGTGTAAACCGCAAAACTGGCTTTACTGATCCAGTATGGACTGGTTGGGAACGCTGGAGCGGTGAGAAGTTTCATCGTGAAGTAGACCGTTTGAAGTTTATGTACTATAACCAAGTTGACCCTAAAGATCTTCTTCCTTCAGTATATCGTTGGATGAAAGAAAATGATTACACTCCATCTCAGATTAAAGCAGCAAAGGCTGCTTTGATTAGCCCTAATGTTGGAATACAGTGCAAACTGCTGTCGACTGGCATGCCAGCATATAATCCCAAGCATGCAGAATTCTGGGAAGCACTGCCTGGAACCGGTGACAAGATGAAGCCAGTTACTGACTATATTAAAAAGAGTATTGACATTGCAGTCGAGCAGGGCCTGCTCAAGGTAACTGAAGTTGATGCAAAGGAAAAAACCAAAGCTAACACACATACTCTTACTATTCAACAAGTTATGCGTGAAACAGCCGCCAATATGAGTGAAGCTATTGATGATGTTATTGACGATTTTATTCGAACCAATGACCCCGCAGTTGTAAAGGACTTTGATCCAAAATTAATATTAGTCAAAGTTCAAGCAAAAGCCAACCATGCTCGCATTATTCGTAAGTTTTACGAAGGCAACTATGAGGAGATGCAGCTCGTTAACAATGTACCTAGTGCCAGTCAGCTTAAAAAGATGACCGAAAAAGAACAGGACGAATGGGAACAGATCAAAGAAGGCTATGCGCAATATAGTAATGCACAAAAGAAAGCAGCACTTGAACTGTTTAAGAAGATTATTGACGCTTGTGACATGGTTATTGCAGAACAGAAAGTGACCAAGTCGCCACGTAAAATTAAAGCCAAAAGCCCTGAACAACTAGTTAGCAAACTCAAGTTTAAGATGAGCGACAACGAATTGGCTATTACTAGTGTACCACCTGCACAGCTAGTTGGGGCAGTCGCCGCAGTAGTTTATAACTGTAAAAATCGCAAACTTGGTGTTTATATTGCTGAAGATGCAACAGGATTTAAGGTTAAAGGTACTACTATTATTGGATACAACGAAAAGACTAGCCAACAAAAAACATTACGTAAACCTGCAGAATTGGTAGGAAAGTTTAAGAAAACAACAAAGCCCAAGATGTTGCGAGAGTTTACAGACATCAAAACTACTGAAACATTGCTCAATGGCCGCTTTAACGAAGAAACGATTATCCTATCAGTGTTTAAATAATCAAAACACCACCACTACAATACAGGGAGGCTTTTGCCTCCCTTTTTTTATAAATAGTAGCAAGGAGATCTATTATGAGTGCAAAAAGTGATTTGATCAAAGAAATGGAACTACGCCTAGGCGGCGGCATGGTTGATGTAGAGCTCGATCCAGAGCATTATGAACTGGCTATTAAAAAGAGTTTAGCAAAATACCGTCAACGAGCAGAAAACGCAGTCGAGGAAAGTTTTGTAGTTCTCCCGCTGGCAGCTGAAATAAACGAGTATACTCTTCCAAATGAAGTAATAGAAGTAAAAGATATTTATCGACAAACAATTGGCGGCATGGGTACTGGCAGTGGTAGTGATTTTGAACCGTTTCAAGCAGCATATATGAACTCGTATTTGTTAGGTGCATCACGTGCTGGCGGATTGGCAACATATGATTTTCTTATGCAAAATCGTGAAACAATGGGCCGTATTTTTGGTTCAGAAATAGTGTTCACATGGCGTCCACAAGATCACCGCATTATCCTGCATCGTAAGATAAGGGCAGCCGAAACAGTAGTGTTGCATGTTTACAATAATCGTCCAGATGATAATCTGTTAGATGATACCTATGCTGGGCCATGGATTAAAGATTATGCATTTTCACATGTTAAGTTGATGTTAGCCGAAGCACGTGGCAAATTTAGTCAGATTGCTGGACCACAAGGCGGTACCACAATGAACGCGGATACACTGCGTAGTGATGCACAAGCAGAGATAGATAAGCTGGAAGTAGAATTGACATTGTATAACGATGGCAGCGCTGGGCTAGGATTTATCATTGGATAAGCTTAAACTACTACGTTAACTCTATATCAGCATGGTTTCATGGGGTCTGCTATAAATACTAGTAGAGCATAGATTCTCGAATTTACATGTAAAAAAGATAAGGAGAACTTTAATAATGGCAAATCTAGTTTCACCTGGCGTACAGGTTTCAGTAACTGATGAGTCAGTTTACGGTCCAGCAGGCACAGGTACAGTACCAATGATATTCATTGCTACTGGAGAAAATAAAGCAGACCCAACTGGCACAGAAGCTGACGGCATCGCCAAGTATACTAAAGAAGCAAGCGCCGGAACACCAGTACTTGTTACGTCACAGCGCGAACTAACACAATACTTTGGGAACGTCGACTTCCGCAAAGTTGCTGGATCAGTAGTGCAGGGCGACGAAACAAACGACTACGGTCTGCTAGCAGCATATTCTTTCCTAGGGCAAAGTTCAGCAGCATACGTCGTCCGCGCAAACATTAACACCGCAGCACTACGTCCACTATCTAGTGCGCCAGTAGGCCCAGCAGCAAACAACACATATTGGCTAAATCCGTCAACATCTGGTTTTGGAGTTTTCCAATATACAGCAGGCGGATGGCAAGCACAATCTACTGCAATTGAAATTACATCAGGCGGAGCACCAGTAATAAGTGTTGCAGATGGCGAGTTTCTTGTAGCAGTTGACAATGGCGCTGGATCAACAGAAATTTCATATTGGATTGGTGAATCTGGCAGCTTGGTAGCTCTTGATTCATTATGGTCAACAGGCACAGTAACTTTTGCTCCGCATTATAATGAGCCATCTGGACCAGTAGCAGGCGATGTTTGGATCAAAACAACTCAGCCAGGCGCAGGCTTAAAGCTAGATCTTCGACTTTATACTACATTTGCTGGTGACTTCATTGCACAGCAAATTCTATATTGCCAAGAAGATATCCCAGCTGGTGACGCAACTGATACGTTCCAAGATGGTTCATTGCCAGCGGCAAGAACAATTACTGAAGCTGACATATGGGTGCAAGTCCTTGACGGCGCAATCAACATTGTCCGTTGGGACAGTACAAACAGTGAATGGGATGATATTTCAACTGATGAATCTGTAGCAACTGGTGCTTTCACAATGGACGTAACAGTAAACAAGCCAACAGGCTCAGCAGCAGACGGTACAATTTGGTTTGATCCAGATCTTAACGATCTTGCAATTTTTGAAGTTGTATCAGATGCTGGCGAACAAAAGTGGGCACGTGTAAGCGAAGTATCATACGGTTCAGTAGCACCAGCAAGTCCATTGCAAGGTGATTACTGGGTAGATACTACTGCTGAATTCCCAGCAATTAGTCGTTATAATGGCGCCGCATGGGTTGAAAAAGACAACACTGACCAAACAACTTCCAATGGCGTTGTATTTGGTGATATTTCAGCAGACGATGTTTCAGCTGGAAACTTTGTAGCCCATGGCGACATATTAGCAGATGGTCCAAGCCCGCTAATCTTCCCAGTTGGCACAACTGGTGTCAATATGTGTCGTTCAGCAAATACAGTACGTGTTTATAATTCAGCACTAGTGACTGATTGGAAATGGCGTAACCTGGCAGGAAACCATGCTACTGGCGCCGGATCATTTGGTAGACATGCGCAGCGTAAAATTATCGTTGCTGCAATGCAAGCAAGTGCAAGTGGTACAACACTACGTGAAGATACTGTACAATTCCGTCTTCTAGCTGCACCTAGTTATCCAGAGCTATTTGATGAAATGGTGACACTGAACTCTGATCGTAACGAAACAGCATTTGTTATTGTTGATGCGCCATTCCGCGCTAATCCAACAGAAGCAGTAGCCTGGGTTCAAGGTACAAATGCAATTGAGAACGGTGAAGATGGTTTAGTAGGACGCAACACATATGCAGCCGCATATTACCCAAGTGTTCTAACAACTAACCCAGCAACTGGTGACAGTGTTGTTGCTCCAGCATCGCATGCGGTGCTATACACATATGCATACAGTGATAACGTAAGCTATCAGTGGTTCGCACCAGCTGGTTTAACTCGTGGCGTTGTACAAAACGCATCAAACGTTGGTTATATCAATGCAGAAGGTGACTTTGTTGCAGTTTCACTAACACAAGGTTCACGTGATGTAATGTATGAAAACAAGCTAAACCCAATTGCTCGTTTCCCAGCAGAAGGCATCATTGTATTTGGTCAGAAGACACTAGCAGCAGGCGCAAGCGCACTGGACCGTGTAAACGTAGCACGCCTAACAGCTTATCTACGTGAACGGTTTGCGGTTATTGGTCGTCCATATTTGTTTGAACCAAATGACGAAAGCACTCGTAGAAATGCAAAAGGTACATTTGATGGCTTCATGGGCAATATCCTAGCACAGCGTGGCTTATACGACTTTGCTATTGTATGTGATGAAACAAACAATACACCAGCACGTGTTGATCGTAATGAACTGTGGATCGACGTCGCAATCGAACCAACAAAATCAGCGGAATTCATCTATATTCCAATCCGCATTGTTAACACAGGCGAATTAAGCTAATATAGCTTATAAATTTAAATTTAAGGGCAGTGGAAACATTGCCCTTATTTTTTTGAGTAAAAGGTATAAATACATTATATAATACTAACCTTAAAGGAGATTTATAATGGCTGTAACAGTTAACTTTGGTGTCCCAACAGAACAGACTGGTGGCACACTTATGCCAAAACTACAATACCGCTTCCGCGTGTCATTCACAAACTTGGGCGGACAAGGCACAACTGGTTCACTAATAACACGTAATGTTGTTAGTGTGACAAGACCTGCGCTGGATCATGAAGACGTAACAGTCGATGTTTACAACTCAAAAATCCGTTTGGCAGGCAAGCACACATGGCAAGACGTCACTTTGGTAATTCGTGATGATGTCAATAGTGACGTTATGACAATGCTAGGTAATCAGATGGCGCGCCAAGTAAACCATGCAACTCAATCATCAGCAAAAGCTGGGGCCGACTATAAGTTTGGTCTTAAAATTGAAATGCTTGATGGTTCACAAACAGATGCTGCAATTGATACTTGGACATTGGCAGGTTGCTTTATTCCTAGTATCCAATACGGTGACTTGAACTATGCAACAAGTGATGTAGTGCAAATTACTGCAACTATTCGTTATGATAATGCATCAAATGAAGGCAAGGCTGGGACTGATGCACTAGCAAAAGGAACACCTGGTAAGGGCAGCGTTGCACCAGGCGGCAACAACTAATATAGGCTTTAAATTATGAGCGGATTTCTAGGCGGAGCGGCATCTTATATCTACGGTCAGAGCGATTCAGGTAGCAGCAGTACACAGTCATTTATCCCTAGAAGTAAGTTTCAATTTGAAACTACAATTTATCACAAGGGGAGTAGGTCAGCTACTCCCCTTGTTTTGAATAAAATTTCTGATATATCGATGCCTAGCGTTATCTTTAAAACAGTCATGATGAATCAATACAATAAAAAACGTTTGGCTAATACTGGCGTTGAGTATCAGAATATATCTATCAATGCATATGATACACGAGATGCACAAATAGAAACGTTTTTAAAAGAATATGCAGCATACTATTATGATGGTCCAATGAATGACCAGTCTGGCCGTGGGCAGAGTATTGATGATATTATCCAAACTGATTTTTATAATGGATCTAGTGGACGCGGATTAAAACTTCTGGAAAGTAGATTTTTTATGTCTAAAATAGAAATTAGAAGATGGTCAAGTCCAGAAGATGATAACCTTATAACATTATGGAACCCATTAATCACTGCCATACAAGGTGACACTCTAAGTTATAGTGATAGTACCCCAGTGAAATATAGAATAGAGCTAGCATATGAGGGGTATGACATTCATACCTCTGGTCGCGCCGGCCGTTAAGAAAGTAACCAATGGCAAAATTCCAACAGGGCGAATACATCCCTCAAAATCCAGGCAAATATATAGGCAATCGTCCTCCACGGTACCGCAGTGGGTGGGAATTGGTAGTTTTTCGTATGTGTGACAATCATCCTTCTATTATCGGATGGGGTAGTGAAACACACCGTATACCATATAGACACCCTATTACAGGAAAACAAACAACGTATGTTCCAGACTTGCTAATGGTATACCAGGATCGTCACGGGCAAAAACGTGCTGAAATAGTTGAAATAAAACCAAGCAAGCAAATACTTGGTGAAGCCCGTTCGCAGATTGAAAAAACACAAGCAGTAATCAATGCGGCGAAATGGGAATCTGCAAGGGCCTGGTGCAAAAGTCAAGGACTGGGGTTCCGTGTTATTACTGAAAATGAAATATTTAATAAGCCGCAAGGATCCAAGAGGAAGAAAAAGTGATATCTGTACCAGCTGGTCCATATATGATCGTATTAGGTACTAGTCATACTTCTGGAGAATGCAATGACGACGGCAATGACGCCGCATTACAAGAAACTTTCGCAGACCATATAGCAGAAGAGCTAGGTTTAAAATTAATCAAGGTAGGTATACCGGGATGCACTAACCAAGAGTTATCTTATGCGTTTTTAAGATTACAAGATTACGGATTAATTGAAAATGATAATCTAAAATTTTTCCTACTAGAGCCTAGATTATCTGAGACAAGTATACGCATTAGTCTAGATTCATTTGTTGGTGTGGACCAAGCAACAGAAATATTAGAAATTTTTATTAAAAATAACACTGGGTTAACAACATCAAGAAACTCTGCGAATTCTGATGTTATACTCCCGCATCGTCTAATTGCAGAGTATTTTAGTTTTGTTATGAATGATAAGTCTTCTGTTGATGATAAAGTCAACAGGATTATGGATCTTATTAATAACAGAACACGCAAAAAATATGAAGTAGATCCAGATATAAAAAGAATTATAGAAGATTATGTAAATCATTCGTTGCATTATACTGGAAGCTATGCGGAACTGTTTGATAACCTGATCCACATAACAATGATTTTAAACACGCTAAACTTAGCTAAAATACCCGCAGCGTGGATTACATTTGACAGTTTGTATCGCAATAAAACACGAATTATAGATAGAAATTTGTTAATGACAGGCTATTTTAAAAATACAAAAAATACGTTAATAGAAGATGGTATATGTAATAAGTATATGAATAATTTACCGCATCTATTGTGTGATTGTGGACATTTGAATAGTGCAGGCCATGATAATTTATATGCAGAAATAATAGATAAAATAAAACATATATTTTATTAAATAGGATTTTAAAATGAACATAGACATTCCAGAAAAACCATATATGATCGTATTAGGTACTAGTCATACTGCTGGAGAATGCAATGGCGACGTATTACAAGAAACTTTCGCAGACCATATAGCAGAAGAGCTAGGGTTGGAATTAGTCAAGATAGGACTTCCTGGTTGTACAAATACAGAGTTATTATTTTCCTTTAATAAACTTTTCAATAATGGGTTCATTAATAACCAAAATTTGAAATTGTTTTTATTTGAGCCCCGCCTATTAGACGGATCAATGAAAATTCCACTGGAAGGTTTATTTGAAAAAGAAGATATTGAAGAAATGATATTTTCAAATATAAAATACCAAACGTTTGGTCATGTCGATGCGAGCTTTAAACGAGAGTATGAAATATTATCTGCATATTATTCTACTCATCATCATAATGGCCCATTTACAGAAGTAACTTCTGAAATTGAACAAGACGTAAATAATTTTATTGACGGCAGTCTGCAGGTAAGTGATGAAGCGAGACTTATACTTGATGCTTACCAAAAGTACTTATTGCTGTATGCTGATACTTACCTGCAGACAATGGACAATTTAATTATAGTAAATACAATATTAAATCAGTTAGAGGCTCTAAATAAAAAACATTTCTGGTTAACATTTGGTGTATTCAATGATAGTCACGTAACCATATCTGATAAACTTATTACTCCCAAGTTGCTGCCAAAACTATTACGAAAAGGCATAACTCGTGAATTCCAATATAGGTTAAAAGATAAAAATTTATTATGTGAATGTAAACATATGAATGAATCAGGACATCAGTATCTGTATAACTTGATAATAGATAAGATAAAGGAAGATTATTATGACAACGCGACTTGAAGACGAATTTAACTTACCGCCTATAGAAGATATTGAGTTCAACTATCACGACGAGGAAGAAGAAGACGACGATGAGCCTACGCTGACGCTAGAAGAAGTTCAAACCGAAATAGCATTACACAAGAATGAGATGGCGTTAGCTGAACGGGTTGATGCAGCATTGCCACTTGTGCAAGGTTTGGACGATATAGAGCGTGAAATGGACGAGTATGCTACTAAAGCAATGCAAACATTTGAAGAACTATGCGACTTAGGTAAGAATGTTGAGGATCGACATGCAGCACCAGTATTTGATAGTGCCAGTAAAATGTTGGCCGCTGCCATACAAGTTAAACAAGCCAAAATAGATAAAAAGCTAAAGATGGTTGAATTGCAGATGCGCAAACAGCGACTTGATATGCAAGAAAAAGAACTAGAACTTAAAATTAGAAAAGCCAATGAGAACAATGACGAATATCAGCCTGCGATTGAAGGCAAGATTGTTGGTGATCGTTCCAGTATGATTGCGGACATTATGGCGAAAATGAAAGAAAACGATGAAAACGATAAATAGTAATACTAGGAGACATGTCCATGAAATCTTTTAAATCATACTTGCAGGAGTCTGCAAAAACATATACATATAGAATTAAGTTAGCCAAAGAGCTAACAAACGAAGAATTTGACCGAATTGAACGTCACTTAGTAAAGTACAACGTCCAAAAGTTCGGCGCCCCGAAGAAATTGATGTTGCAATCAACACCACATGATTTCCCACAGCTACGTGGTTATGAAATCCAAGTCGTTGAGTTTACGACTACTATTCCAGCGAGTGCATATCAAATTCAAATAGAAATTCAAAATTTAATTGGGATCAGTGACGGCTTCATGAAAGTACGCAGTGATCAAGAGCCATTAGAAAAAGCTGAACAAGCTGAACAAGCTGGTGAAGTAATAAAAAGTCTCTTGGAAGATCCAGATT